TTAGATTTTGTCGAAGTCTCCGTTTTGGAAGTCTTGGTAGTCCTCTTTGACTTTTTCGTAGATCCTTGCTTTGCCATTTTTTATCGTGTTCTTAATTGATGTTAGTCCTATCTCACTCTCTCGGTGTATCTTATTCATAGAAGTACCACTCATATAGATACGCATCATCTTCGCATCGTACCAGTGGAAGTCCTCAAGCTCCTCCTCCATGTAATTTATGAGTTTCTCCATCGCTACCTTTTGCTCTGGGTACTCCTCAAACTCTAGCTGATCATGAGTCATGTCCTCTAGGCTTATCTTATCAATGCGCTTCTTCGTGCGCTGATACTTGAGTGCTGTGTTGATACAGCTACGATAGACATAAAAAAAGTTAAGGGAGTCCTCCTCGTAAAAGTTGGTTCTCCCTTCGCCTTCCATTTCTAAGAGTCGCAGAAACACCATCTGCACTATGTCGGATGCTATCTCGTACGAACCATCGGTGTACTGCTTGATGAAGCCTGTAAGCCTCTTGAAGTTCTCTCTGTAAAAGTTCTCTATGTTGTCCACGACACTTGTACCATAAATAAACCTAGAGCAAACTGAACAAGATGAAGCCCATTGAGATCCTCAGTTTCTTCGTAGTAGGCGTAGTTCACACCTACCATGACACCTGTGATTGGACTAAATTCTATCTGCATACTGGCTTAGGTTTTTATTATCCTTCTCCAATATACGACACTTATCAACTAATTCTTCACAATGCTTTTTCAAGTTATTAACCTCGTGTTCCAATTCAGTGATGTGCATCTTCTGTCTAGTCATTAAAGCTGTCAGCTTGTTAGTGCTACGCACCTCGTGTGATGGGTTCTCTAGGAGCATCTGCTGCGCTGTCTTATAGAAGAACCGATACATCTCTGACCAGTTGTAGTTCTCCTCGTGCTTCTTGTTAGCGTGATGCACTGAGCTGTGGTCTTTACCAAATATCCTACCAATCTGCATCAAGGTCATATACTTACGCATAGCTACCATCATCGCTGAACGAGCGAATACCTGATCCTCTTGTCGTGTTCCGTTTGGAACTACACCTATCTCCTCGTAGTATGCTCTTAGCAGTGTTGTCAATTCTTCCATTTGATCTCGTTTTCTTTTTCTATTATTCTTTGAAAAGGTATTCTGTGAAGTTTACCTGTTGATGTATTCCTTACAATGTAGTAGCTACTGCCTACATCTATATCCGATTCTTCGCCATCGACTCTGGTCTGCAAGTAGGCATGAGTCTCTATGCAGATGAACTCCATACCACTTACCTCGAACCGCTGACCATTCAACATCTTCCTTTTAAAATTCATCCATATATCTCTCTAGCGACTCTTGGAGTCGTGCGTTCTCTTTCTTAAGGTCGTACACCTCTTGCTTTAAGTTGCCGTTCTTTATCCTCGCATCTAAGATCAGGCGATCTAAAGTATTGAAGTAGTCGGTGATGTGGCGATAGACTGCCGCTGTATCAGCACAGATATGGAACACCTCCCATAGCTGCTCCGTAGTCATCTTGTCTTGCTCACTTAGTTCCTTACTCAAGTAGTCCAAGCATCTATACAGCTCGGCTTCCTTTTCCATGTAGTATAATCTATTACCCTCAAAATGGAGATCCATCTATTATCGTTTCTTTAGTTATCAAATCTATTCCATTAATTCGGAATCCGCAATTCCCTCTGGTGCTTTCCATTCTCACAGGTTCTTCTAGTGGTGTCGGTCTACCTCCACTCTCTAACATCTTTATTTTCCTTACATGGATGTCAGTGTATATCCAATCGTGAGCGTGAGAAATCGCTCTATGTATCACAAAAAATTCATCAGAGCGGTTCACGAATTTACCCCCTCCTTCAACATCACTAGCCATTGGAGGCATAGTATGCCCAGCCATAGGATGTGATCCTGTGTAGGTCTTTCTTAGTGCTTGTGTTGATGGATGCGTATTGACAATCGTAGTAATGCCGTACTCCTTACAGAACTTTCTGATGTGGCTCGTTACCTCGTAGTGGTATTCGTGAGTGCTTACGCCCTTGAGATCTTCCTTTCGTATCGTTAAGCTGTTGTAGGGATCTATCATCATGCCTTGAAACTCCCAAGCATCATAGATCTCTCTTGCTATCTCCAGCAGTTCAAAGGCATTGACTATCAACTCGGAGTCTATGAATGCCCAGTGTCCCTCTACAAAGGAGTGATGTCTCCAGAAGGTCTGCTCATCTATTTGGTTGATAGGCTTACCAGCTAGGAACTCTATGAGCTTACGCTGTAAGTCTTGCACCTCATTCTCTGAGGAGTAGATAAGCCACTTCGTTCCATTCTCTAAGGTGTGTAGTAATTGTAGGTAGGTCATCGTGTGAGTCTTTCCTACATTAGCGTGTCCTGTTACCACAACGAAGTTGCCCTTCTTGAATCTTAGGTATTCATCTATTTCAGGTGCGCCAAATCTTGATGCCTCTGAGATCTTTCCTTCTCTAGCTCTCTCTAGGTATCGGAGTGTTTTATCGGATTGGATTATGTGTTTGTGAATCATTCTTCTAAATTAACAATCAATTTTTAATATCCTACTACAAAGGCAAAAAAAAGAGGAGCATCTCTGCTCCCCTCTGCCTAACACAATCAATCAACTAGAATCGTAGATTCACTTTGTTTCTACTGCGATAGTTGTATATGTCCTCTATCAAGGTCAAATACTGCTCAGAGTTTACGCAATTCACAAGAGCAGATGGTTGTAGTGCGATCTTACTTATAAGCTGAGAGAACTGAAAGTTCTTGTTATTGTATAGCAAAATCAACGCTCTCACGAATCCCTGTCTACAAGCACCATCATAGTATTGCTTGATGATGTTTGCCCAGTCTGCAATAGTATCAGCTCGTTCCTTATGCACCGACTTCCATGTACCTAGTCGTACAGCTTTGGTATGTGATGAACTATCGTTAGCCAATAATGAAAGAGCTGAGGTGATGTTCAATTCCGTACGATCAATAAATCCTCTGAGATACATATATTCTGTGTAACCCATATCAGCGTAGCCATCTATGAACTCTGCCATTGTCCAGTTCTTGCTGTTCTGATTAAGCCTATGCACTTCGCTTAGACCATATCCTTCTGCTATGATGTAGCGTAAAGGTAGTTTTAGTTCCTTGCTTACATAAAGCCTGTGCTGTCCATCAATCACCTGATGCTTCTCGTTCACGATGATTGGACTGATGAGTAGTTCCTCCTCCATAGACTTTCTTAGTCGCTTCAAGTGGAGATCATTTTTAGGGCGATTGCCCTCAATAGTTGAGAACATTGAATAGTTCTTCGTTTCTTTTACTTGCATGTGCATTGGTATTAGAAATTAAAAAAAAGGGAGGACTAGCCTCCCACTGAATTAGAATGGTAGATCATCAGATTGTCCGTTCACAATAGCGTTGGCTACCTCAATCTTTTCTTCTCTAGATGAGAAGTGATTCTCGTAGGTAGTGTCCTCCTTCTTGTCGGACTCTAGTACCCAAGCAACGAAGCTGTCTGCTACCTTTAGCACATCTGTACTCTTAGCACCTTTGTCTTTTAGTAGATCAACTGCTGCTTTAAGACAGCTCTGCTTTACGATCATCTTCTGCTTATCATCACCTCCTGATGAGTAGCTAGACTTTGAGTAACCGCCACCAGAGAAACCTCCGCTTTGATTATACACTGGCTTGATACGATTGCCGTACTGCGTACTAGTCAATTCATATTCTGCCTCTTGACCGACAACGAACTTGTCTTGGTCTGCTTTCACTGAGGAGTATTCACCTGAATCTCCATTGTCCATAGATACGAAGAACTTATACAAGGTCTTTCCATCTCTTAGTTGGTAGTCTCCTTTAGGAGATACCGATACAACTTTTGCTGTTTTCATAGTTATAGATTGATTAATGTTTCGTGATTTGCAATTTGAGCCTCTAGCATAGCTACTCGCTCCTTCATCCATTCGCTACCGATCTGGTCTGCGAAGGCTTCTAGGTCATCTAAGACCTGATAGACATTCTCTGTATTCATCTTTCTCTCTTTTGATTTAGTCAAAGGAAATAAAGATAATTGAGATATACAAATTTATTTGTTGATTATTTTCCCCTCGATGATTACTTGACAGGTATTCTTAGGGATGTCGGTAGCTGGTTCTATACGAACAGCTCTGATGAACTTCTTGTTGTCATCTACTACTAGACCAGCATCTACCAGTGCATCTTGAGTGAACTTGATTGCCATGATGCAGTTGTCTAGGTCGTATCGGTAATTGACTCTCGCTGTAATAACACAGCTCTCGAATTGGAAGTCGTAGTCTAGCTGGTCGGTTACGACCTTCTTCCACTTTGTTTTCTCCTTAGATCTGAATGTCCAATGTGGAGAGGAGTAGAACTTATTGAGGCTTGGTATCTTACCAAGTTCAACTATTATCTTGATATGATCAATCATATCCTAGTCGTTCAGCATACTCAGGATCTATCTCTGCTATCCTACCTAGATACATATGCTCCTGTTCCTTAGCGTAGATACGCTCCTCTGGAGTTGATTCTAGACCTAAGTTCTGGAATAGCATAGCCATCTTGTGTAGGTATCTGTCGATGTTAGGATCTCTCATTCGGTTGTCGTTCTGCTGTTTTTAGTTCGTAGAGTACACCATCAAAGAGTACATTAACATGAAAGCCATCTACTGCCCAAGCGTGATATCCATCTTCGTTGAGTAGGCTCGAAAGCCGTTGGGCTTCTCTAAAGGTCATAGCCAGTATTCTTATGGTACTTCCAGAAGTTTAGGTGATTAGACCTATGCTCATCATGGAATCCAAAGTGAGACAGGAAGTGATTGTGGTAATCATCCTCTAACTTACCCATCTCGATAGCTATACTCTTTTGTCTCCTTGTCATATTATAAAACTCTCTGTAAGAGAGTATATATATTATATATATATTTTTTTTTGTACTCTGTAAGAGTACTATATATATATTATATACTACTTAAGTACTTTAATAAGACCGAAGGTATATAGAATAATTGAGATAATCAAGAGCAATAGATAATTCCTATTGAACTTCTTTTCTTGATAGACAACTTGAGGTACTTCGACTACCTTACTTATTGTGATCGTGTCTGATAGACACTCAGCATCTATCTGTATCGTATCGTGAATACGCTTTATCTTAACTCTAACAGAGTTTCTTTCTAATGTGATGGTATCTACCCTATTTAGAATTAGAGTGTCTCTAATCGCTTTATTTTCTGTGATGATCGTTGTGTCTACTCTTACCACAACCGACTCCAGTATCGTAGGATCTTTTGCAATCGCACGATTCAGGTGATACTTCGCACCACATCCCTGAGTCAAAAAAAGCAGCCCTACTAGAACTGCTCCTCTTTTTATTAACTGCCACATGCTTCGCAATCTTCAGGGTTATCAATGTTGCAGCTAGGCTGCTCTTGGTCTGTTAGTTCATCAACGAAGTCTGCAAAACTATCTTGGCTTGTTTCTTTGTGATTCATTATATCCTTTTTCGTATTCTAAGTGTTTTTCAATATCGTAAATTCTTCCCTCTAGATTCTCTATGACTAGAATCTTTTTATCTAATCTTTCATGCACTACATTCAACTCCATCTTTAGGGATGAGAACTCTGCATAAATACCACCTGCCGCAAAGACTGCTGCAACAAGCCAGATCAACATTGACCAATTTTCTTTTAGAAAAGATTTAGTCTCTTGAGCCATTGCCCTTGTGCATTAGATACCAACGCTGCGCTGTATATCCAATAGAGATTAAGAGCAGTGCAATCTTCAAAGCGTTTTCTATATGTGCAAAGCTAATAGCAAAAGTGCTTGTGTTAAGCAGGATCAATTTTATATCTGTCTCTGTCATTTCTTAGCAAACTTTTCTAGACCAGCAATACCGAAGCTGCCTAATGTTACAAACACGAATGAGTTGTAGATAAACTCGTTCACGAGTAAATCCTTGCCTAGCCAACCTGTAACTACATCAGCTACCATGACTAACACCATAACAGCAAACGATAAGAAACCAATGATGGTTTTCTCGTTCCAGTCGTTAGTGTCTTTGAATATCTTAATAAAGTTCATAGCTTGTCTTTCCGTTTTTCTTGATGGCTCGTAGAATCTGTCTACGATTGCCGTTACTTATAAAACTACAATGTACCCATGCTGGGTTGTTTTTAGTTCCGAACTCATAAATCAACTGATCAAAGTCTAGCGAGTCCTTGATATAGTCAAAGATCTCCTTGTTCGTTAGACCACCATATACATCTGCATCAATGTCAAGGGCTTGACCTTTGCAATGCTGAGAGGTACTACTACCGCCTATGGCTTTATTCAAATCAGCAGAACGATATCCACTCGTGATCGCAATAGGCACAGCGAACTTATCTCTCAATGGCTGGAAGATGTTCTCAGCTACTGCTTTTAGATTCTCTAGATGCTCAATGGTTGGCTCGTTAGAGATGCCCTTACGGATAGCAGTTGCTGATTTTGTAACCTCAGCCAATGTCAAGTTCTTACTCAGTCTCATCTTTGTAGATCTTACCTATGCCCTGATTGATCAGCTCACCATTACAGCACTCACGAGAGTATCTCTTGCCATCTTTACAGAGGCATCCTCTACGCTTGTCCTGTGGTACATTCCATCTAGGCTTCATTATACTTCCTCACTTGGTTCTGGGAAGTATTCTGGGTGAAGCTCCTTACACGCTTCAGTCCATTCGGCAATAGCAGAAGATGAACCGAAAGTATGGATACCCATAGGCGCACACCATACCATAGCACTATCCCAAGACTCTAATGCCTCACCATCCCATAGTACATCTATGTGGTAGGTAGAAGATAGTACAGGTGCGGTGAGTTCGTTTCCTTCATCATCG